AGCATGGCTTTCATGTAGATTTCAGGGTGCGGCTTTGGAACGCGAACATCTTGGTTTGAAAAAAACGCATCTATGTATTCCATATAGCCAGCATATAAGAGCATGAGCTTGACGGTTGACCTAATGGAATTAGACGCACAATAAACCGTATATCCCATAGACTTCAGTGAATGCAGGCAGGCGATAACACCTCCATGGTCTTCTGGCGTTATCTGCTCTTTAATTATATCGTGAGTGCTTCGCTGTTTGGTTTCCCATATAGTGTCGTAGTATTCCTCTGGAAGACCTTTTTCTTTTGTTAGAATTGCCAGCTTTTTTCGCGTGCTTAGTCCGTCATATTTAGCTAGATGTTCTTCTCTTCCAATAACATACTTTTCATCAATAGAGGATAGCGCCCTATTCATTGCTTCGTAATGAAAGTCACGAGCCTCTACAAGAACACCATCTAAATCAAAAACTATCAGCCTTATCATAGCTTTTTCCTTTCTATGGTATTCTGTTCACAGTTGCTGAAAATGCCTTTGTCATGAATAATTTTAGGTTTTACAAAGTATGTTTGCGCCCGCCAATGTAAATGTCTATTAAGCTGAGAATCAACTGGCCCATGAGGTGGCAGCGTAGCAATGACTTCTAGTATACGCCTATGGATAACTACCCCATGAAGTCCTCCCACTCTTTTGTCTGGAGCATCTCTGACATAATCTATGCCGACTGTTCCGTCTTCATTATAGGAACGCTCAACTTCTTCGTTCCATTCATCATCTTCGTCTCCTACCCACCAACCCAAATACAGCATATCGTAGTCTAGCTCTTTAATTTGGTCGGACAGTTTTTCTAATACGTCTTCATAGCGGTCGGTAAAATATGCGTCGTCTTCAAGAAATAAGACTCTTTCCACTCCTTCGTCAAGAAGCTTTCTGGCGATTGACTGATGTGACAAAAGAGCGTTGCAGTGATTTCTGGCCGACACAGGGTTTCCCCACCCAAAATTTTCAATCGGTGGGTATCTCTCATCAATCCTGCCGTATTTTTCAACGGAAAACATCTGACCATCACCAACCAGAAAAGGTTCAAACTCTATCCCTCTTTTTTCACACTCTTTCCATAGTTCATGCCACTCCTCATGCCTTTTATCTAAGCAGAGGCATACGGCCTTATCTATTCCTAACACCATAATCCAATACCTTATCAAAGAAATATTTAGCCATAGATTCTGTGGTTAGATGCAGTCGCGTGTACTCAATAAACTCATCCCTTAAATTGTTATACTCATTCAGGTCGAACTCATCAAAATCTATATATCCTCTGTCTTCTCCCGGTAGTATTTGTTTTGAGGTTCCTATAAAAGTGTCTTCTTGAGGGTTATAGGGTTCTTTTGTGCCGGGGTATACGCCCTTGAGCTTTTTAGCTCTAACACAAAGCTCTTTTGGGTAATTAAACAGTGCATTTTTTGGACACTTTTCAACGTCAGTAAAGAAGGGAACACATCCGTTGGCAAGAATCTCGAAATGTCTCATTGTGACCCATCCCGCCCTCTCGTCATCCTCTCTTGCCTTTTTGCAAACATAAGCGAAGTAGCTTTTTTGGTAATCTTGATAATAGCTATCCTCGTCTTCATAGATATATGATTTTTGATGTGGGTCATCAAAGTGCATATAGGCGGGGACTAACGGAGCAAAATCAAAAGACTTTTCTGACGGCTCGCGAATTTTTTGCTTTGGTATGGAAAATGATATTGGTGTGGCAACATCAGCATCCTCATCAGCAAACTGCATTTTAAAGTAGGGTACTTTTTGGGCTATTTTTCTATTTAGGTCAAACTTGTCCCATCCGTCAACTAAAACTATCCTGTGTGGCTCATACGTCTTGAGGAGAGACGTTAGAGCGTGATGAATTTCGCTGTATCTACCGTTTAGAGTGTGGTGTATGGGGCAGATAATAAAATTAAAATATCTATTTTCTATGCGACGAACAAGGTCGTCATAATACCCATGCTCATCTCTAGGAAGCTCCATGTTTGGCAAAATTCCATAACTACTAAACCCTTTACCCCAAGTGTTTTTTAGTTTTTCTGGATCAGCGTCGTCGTAAACATGCCACATTCTGTATGCATCTATTAGCTGGTCGCCTAAGATAGACCTTAAGCCGTGAAATAGAGTGTCACACTGATAGTCACCAACTTGGTCGGAATGAATTTTGTCTTGGTATATTAATGGAAAATATAAGACTTTCATTTTGATTCTATCCTTTTAACAGCATCTTCTATGGCGTCCGAAGATTTAGGAAATTTAAGCTTCCATCCCAAATCTTTTAGCTTCATGTTTGATACAGATATCACCCTATTGTCACCCTTCCAGTTTGCACCTTCACCAAGCCATTTGATCGGCTTATGTATGCCGCATCCGTTCATAACCGCCTTGGCAACTTCCGCTATATTAATTGAATCATCAGGAGCGACGTTGTATGCACCGTTGGCATCAGATTTTGCTAGGGTAACTAATGCAGATATTGTATCGCTTATATGACAATATGGCTTTGTTGACCCCGGCTCTGCCCCCAGCGCCTCTAGATTAGGATTGTCACTCTTAAGCTTACGGATAAAGTCCTTCATTACGCCATGAGTAACACCATCTCCGACAGTAGCGCACAGTCTAGCCGAAACTCCGTTCACATCTCCCATGTTAGTATGGGCTTCAATTAGACTTTCTGAAGCTCTCTTTGTTATCCCGTAAGAGGATGTTGGGATTGTAGCTAGATTTTCTCTGCATTGCTGGTGACGATCAACCCACCAATCTCCGTACACAATCACCGTAGAGGCCAAAACTATTCTACAGCCCCGTGGAGCAGAATGGATAACTTTCTGCGTGCTAATTATATTGTCTTGTATGATTCTGTATGGGTTATGAGACTCTTTAACCGTAGCCTTGCTTGCCAAATGAAAAATTATGCTTGGCTTGTGGGTCTTACAAATGTCATAGAGTAAATGAAAGTTTGAATCGTCGGGATCGGTTTCGCCTAAATCAACAGCATAATGCTTTATGTTGCGATCAAGAACGTTCGAGAAAACCGGATTTCTTCCTACGCAAACAATATCTCCAAAATCAGGCTCGTGTTGCAGTCTCTTGACCAAATGCTTGCCTATAAATCCGTGAGCGCCAGTAATAAGTACGGTCATGCAGAAATCATCCCTTCCAGAACCTGAATTGTTTTAACGGCTTCATTCTCCAACCCTAGTTCATGAAACATTGTTGCCATTCTGTGGAAGTAGGTGTGTTTTTCCAGAACGCACTTTTGACCCCTCTGTATATAAGGCTCTCTTTCTTCCGGGTGAGCTGCATAATACTTAATAAGGGTTTCAAACTCTTCTGGTGTTTTCGCAAAAATTATCTCGTCATTATTAAATACATCTTTTGACATGGATTCAACATAATCAGAAATGCAGAAGCCACCACTCATTAACACCTTGAACGGTCTTTCAATTATGTCGTAGCCAAAATCTTGAGAGTGAGGCTCACTAACATTAGGACATACTGTTGCAGAACGAAAAACATGCCTAGCTTGATCGCCAGCAATCCTGCCCATGTACTGAACAACCGGCCAGTTGGAACCCCATATCTTTATATTGTACTTTCCAACAGGATGGCATAGCCTGAGCATGTATTTATCCAGACACTTAGCTTTGTATGGCCAATACCCCCCGATAAATGATACGTCACTTTTGAGATGCTCTACGATTTGACCGCCCCAGTACTCAAACACGTCTGCTGCATGAATCAATGATACTGGCCTAACACCTATGTCGTTCCACTTATTATGCGTCTTGGTTATCCAATTGTCATGGTAGTGGTTGTGGATAAAGTCGGGTTTTTGGGTCTCTTTTTTGAGCTGTTCTACCAGCTTTATTTCATCATCTCTTGCTGTTAGTATTGGATATTTTTCTTTGTCGATTTCTTTTTGTATATCGCCCCAGTCAGAACCTCGCATAACCACCTTTAAATGTGGTCTTTCCTTTATGCATTTATAAACGGACTTATTGAGATTGTACGTCTGCCCCATAAATATGTCTGGCTCAAAGTCATCAAACATATCAAACGTTGGAATACTCTCTATATCCCAAATATAAACATCGTGACCGCAGGCTTCTAAGGCTCTAGCCCAGCCTAGTCGAATATAGTAATGTGCGTGGGGGCCATCGCTAGATATAAGTATTTTCATTCTACAAATCTTTCATAGAATCTATTTCTCGGATATTCATTCCGCTAGGTTCTACTGCTTTAAAACTAAACCCCTTGGATATCATATAATTAAATATCTCAAAGGGGTACATCTTGTTTCTTTTTCTGTCACCACAAAGCTTCTTAAAAAATCTAGACTCTCTTTCGGCCATGTATATAATGTGAGACCATTTAGTTGGAAGTCCGTATGCAAAATTGGTAACAGATCCTTCGACTACCGTTACACCAACTTCTTCTGCCTTGAAACGATTTTTTGAGTCTATAACGATGCAGGATTCATCTTTTGATATATCGCTTATGGTGTGTGTGTTATAAATTAAGTCGCCATACAATATTAAAATGTTTGTGTTGATTGAGCAGTTTAATGCTAGTCTCAAACTTTCTACCACATTGGTAGTTTCATAAAATTGGTTCTCTACTATTCTAACGTCTTCCGGTATGCATTTGATTACTTTGTCGGCCTCAAAGCCAACAACCACTATGATCTCTGCATATGGAAAAACTTTTTTTACTGTAGATATGCTTTTTTGTATTATGCTTTCTTTTTTGTTTGCCGGGAGAAGGCATTTAGGCCCATAAGACTTCATTCTGTGACCAACTCCCGCTATAGGGATGATTACAGTAAGAGGGCTTTCCTGAGCCTGACCCGGAGAAAGCTTCTTCTGGGCTGTAGTTACAAATCTATTTTTTACTATCATTGAAGCCTGTCTTGCATTTTTTCCATTACTCTAGACCAGTTTCTTTGCCAGACTTCTTGATTAACTACAAAACTGGAATTGTCTCCAGTTACCCGAACAAGCGTTAGCGACTGAGGAACATGAACCAGCATAAACTTCTCACTTATTCTCATCCACAGATCGTAGTCCTCGCAAGTTCTCATGGTAAAATCATAGTACCCCGTGTCTTCATGCGTGTTGTCAAGAGCCTTTTTGTTGATTAAAGAACCGCTATGAACAACGCATTCTTCTATTAGCCTTTTTCTGCTGTAAGGTTCTTTAAATTCTCTTATTATTTTGTCTGTGTCGATATGGTGTGTATCATAATCAGCATATACCACTCCTACCGTTTCCATATCTTCAGACATAACTTTTTCACATGTAGATATTTTGTTCTCGTACATCTGGTCGTCTGCGTCGAGTACTGCATAGATATCTGTATGAGGCCAAGCATAGCCTATACCCCAGTTTCTTGCATCGCTGGGGCCACCATTGGGCTTTGTCATTACAACATATTTGGTGTTTCCAAACCTTCCCCTGTCTTCCTGAAACCATACTTCATTATCACGGTAGCTGTCAGAAAGCGGTTTGCTAAAATAGCCTTTGGCTATCTCCAGAGACCTGTCTGTAGAACCATCATCAATAACACAAATAGTCATTGGGCCTTGGTAATCTTGGTTAAAGGCACTTTCTATGGCACTATCTATATAGTCTTCGTCGTTATAGCAGGCTATAAGGATTGTTACTCTATGCATAGCTGGTCAATGTCTTCCCATGTATAGGTGAGGCTAGACTTTTCTTCAAAACTGGAGACTTCTTTCAGTTTTTCTTTTAACGGTTTAACAACATTACCGTTTAAGTGTTTATGTATAGCTGCCTGAGCAGTTCTTCCATTAACGCCGTCGTAGCCATCTATGTAAGCAACTTTATGAAGTTCTTCATTTATGGACTGATTTAATTTTTTCGTAAGATCTGGTCTCAATTCATGACCGACCTTGACCACCATGTAAAATCCGTTTTTAACCTTATTAAAAACTTCGTCTATGGCTTCATCGTCTGTTGCGCCTTTTTCATACATAGAGGTAATTTTATATTCAAAATCTACGCCATCCATTACTGTTACCGTAGATTGTATAATATTTACATGCTCGTCTGGAATTTTGTTAATCATAAGCATGTAGCTGGGCGAAATAGATTGAGCCAAAATAGAATCTAGGGTTTTTTGCAGTTTACTAGAGTAGTCAGTCGCGGACTCCTCGTCTGCAATGACAAGATAGCCAACTCTTACTTGGTATTCTTCTCTAACCTTGGTGTGGATATCGTCCACACCCTCTTTCCATGGCTCTTCTCTATATGCTGCGCACCAAGATTCGATGACATAGAATTCGTTTTCTTCGAGATCTTCTGCTTCTACAACAAACACACCCCTATCTTTGAATTTTTCAATTCTATTAAGAGAGCATCCGGTTTGTGTTTTTTCTTCTTTTTCTGAGAATACACAGTCTTTACATGATGTTGTCAAGCCCTGCGGCTGGTTTTGTTGAAATGTCACTCTCTTTCTCCTTCTATGACTATCCGATAACCATCAAGTCTTTTTTTTGTTACTTTTAATCCCGCATTTTCTAGCTTTGATTGCATGTATTCTAACGTTACATTGTGTAACCTTACATCCCACGGCTGAGAAAATGCCCCGTGAACTAATTTGTTAAACTCTTCTAAATCAATTTTTTGCTGATAAAACATTTTAGAGGCTTCGTATGCGTCCGTGCCTCCTATCACAATCTTACCACCTCTTCTAAGCTTGCCTATCCAGTGATTTAATACCTTATCAGCTTCAGAGCTTTCAAGGTAATCGAGAACATCTTCGGCTATAAATTCGGTACACTCTGCGTCGTCTACTACGTCATCTAAATTTCTAATGTCTACATCTAGACCATCCGGTTTTGTTATAGGGTCTATATTTAGATAACCATTTTTTCGGAACGGTGAACCTACAGTTATGCTTACTTTCATCTTAACCTCTAAAACATACTTTTGACGCTTCATAAAGCAGATGTTCCCATCTGCCAACAAATTGATCTTCTGAAAATCTGCTTTCTATAGTCTTTCTAGCCTCATTTCCTAATTTCGTGGCCAAATCCTCATCATTCAGAAGTTCTACTAAATATTCTTCTAATTCTTCTTCCGTCTCCCCTAAAAAGCCGTTAACTCCATGCTCTACTACTTCTGGTATCATGCAGGTAGCTGTAGACACAACAGCACATCCGCAAGCCATAGCTTCAAGTAAAGAAGTTGGAATAGGTGATATTGTAGAAGTGTTCAGAAATATTCTACTGGTTTGGTAGGCATCCACCAATTCCTCTATACTGGATGCTGGTTTCGATAATCCCGGCGTGTCGCCTATCACTCTTGTTGGATATTTTTTTGATACGTTTTGCCATATGTTAAAACCGCAGCACCAATCCCTGTTGATCCAATCATTTACCACTGACAGAGCATGGTTCTCTCTTTCTTTTTCTGCTGGCTTAAATAATGTTGTATCTACCCCATGAGTAATGACACTAGTATTTGGCGCATCCCACCCCCAAGCGCCAATACTATATTTTGAAATGAATACGTTGATGTCACCCTGCATTGTTCTGGTTTGCTCTAAAACTTCGGGAGGCCAATAGGGGACTGGAAGCGTATGCTCAAGACTAACCAAAGGAAGATGAAACCGTTTCGCTATTGGTTCGGCCAGTTGGAATTGACCAAACTTGTTTTGAGACAAAACTAGATCAAAATCCAGATAGGACGGTATTTGTTTATCTCCCAGTGTGGGATCTAAAAGAGTATAGTTTTCTGGAATAGCGGCATTGTTCGTATTCCAATCTTTTATACCTTCTGCTCTATAGGCATAGAAATTATGCCCCGTTTTACATAAAAGCGTTTCGTACCTTTCGTGTGTAGGAAAGGTCAGTATATTCAGAGGGTCATTTATTTTTCTAGCAGACGCTCTGGTTATGGAGGATACCGGACTAAGCATTTAGTGCCTCTTTTATTACATTGCCAATCTCCCTATGGGAATATTTCATAGCTCGTTCCAGACCGTGAGTTTTCATGTCTGTTCTGTCAGACTCGTACATGTCTCTCATGGCTTTTCTAAGTTTTTGTATATCAATAGACGCCCACTCTTCCTTACCTGTGAAGATATCAGATAGTGTATCTAATGCTCCTGTGACGGGTTCTAATCTTGCATCCACCAAAACACCGCCCGCTCCTATGTTGGCGCTTTTCCGCAAAAAATCGGCCATACCGCCAGTATTAGTGCATATAGGAGTGTTTCCAAACCCCATCGCGTCAAACGCAGGGATGCACCATGCTTCCCCATGACTTGGCATAACAAAACAGTCACAAGACTGATGAACCCTTTCTATATCTTTTTCGGACAAATAGTCAGTTATTATAAAATCCTCTTTGTAGTCATTGGAAGATGGGTACAGTTTTAACCCTTGTTTAATTTCGTTACAAAGACTCTGAACTTGTTCGGCGCATTGGTCTGCGCTTAGACCAGCCTTGTTTGTCTTTATTAAAATTGAAACCGGTTCATTTCTCTCAAACTCTAAATGAAAAGCCGTAACAAAAGCTCTTAAGTTTTTCCTCTTGTTGAATTCGCCAACCGTATAAAATATAAAGTTGTCGTCTGGTATTGGAAGGTCAAGCTTTTTATGTCTCTGCGTAAATTTCTCAAAGTCTGTCGCGTGCGGAATCACCTTTATAGGCACTGTGATCCCGCTATTAACAGAAGCTTCAACCATTTGATTATTGATAACCCAAGCCTCGTCCATCAGGTTTATTTTTCTAGGCCAAGTTGAATATTTGAAATTACTTGTTTCGGTAGCATACAAGGCTATGTTCTTTTTGAACTTTGGGTGAAAATCCATTAAGTGAGGAAGAACATGCTGTATGCAAACATCGCACCCGGAAGATTCCTGATTTTCTAACTCCAACAGTCTTCGAGGAAGTTCCGGCTGTCTGTCGTTAAGTTTTACGGCTCTAGGCACAACCTCGATGCCAGCGGCATCCATAGACAGTATGTAGTCTATAGCGGCTCTTCCCCAGCCCGTACCTTCTCTATAATGACCTATGTATAAAACCTTCATCTTACAATTTCCACCCTTGTTTTTTCCCATTCATTTCTTCTAGCACAAAGACCAGCCATCATATTGAAAGCCTCTTCAATTGTAAATTTTTGATAGTCCGGTTTTACAAAAGCATAAGAATCTTCGTTCAGATACATTTCTCCAGTTCCTTGGATGTGTATACCCCAGTTAAGATCTCTCATTAATCTAGATTCAAAATAAGAGTTCAATCGTTCTGGTTCGCCAAGGACGTTGACTATGAGCCACTGGGCTAATTGTCTAGTGTCAAGATGTTCGGGAACGTCTCTAGGAAACTTATGTATTCTTGGTGGTGATAGCCATGTTTCTTCACGAGGTCTAATTTCTACAGAGTCAAAATAATCAGACCACATCTTGGCGGTCGCATCCCACTGGTAGTGCTTTTCAAAAGCAGACCTTGTTTGCTTGCTTTTTTCTTTTCGTTCTTCTTCAGACAAATTGAAAAAATCATATATAACCTTGGCGGCTGCATCGTTATTTGGAACTGCTCTATTGCAGCCGGTTTCTAGTTCGTTATATAGGGCTTGGGGTTTGATTGGGTAGCCCTCAAGCTTTCTCACTACGCTACTCATTGCCGAGTAATCTACGCTAGCAACAGGTACTCCACAGGCGGCGGCTTCAACCTGCGGCATCCCAAAACCCTCACTGTTTGCATACTGTATATACAAATCAAAGGTATTAAATATTTCAGATAGAAAATCATATTCAACACCATTTTGTACGTTGGATAGGCCAGCAGACTTTCCTCCGCAGCGAGGGCATTTTGTTTTGGCGTCACAAAAATACATAGGAAAGGCGTAATTGCATTGTGGGCAAGAATATGTCACTAGGATTTTGCTTGATAGCCCGTAACGATTTATCAGCTTAGGCAGATCCCATCCCAAATCTGGATAACTAGTATGACAATACAAAAACACGTCGTTCTTGTCGTACATATCTAAGAATTTTCTAAAGGCTTCAAACAGGTCTGGGAACAGCTTTCTTCTTTGATTGCGCATCACTGTTCCAAGTATAAGAGTGTCTGCGTCGAACCCCATTCTTTCTTTATGGGCTTGCTTGTCTTCAACTGGACTATAGATAGCGTGAGCAGAAGGAGATGCAGTGCCTAAGTAATTGACCTTGCCATTGGACTCATTCTTTAATACCGAACCTCCCCAGTCCGAATAACTAAAAACGGCATCTGCATTAGAATACGTAGCTATCCACTGTTCGTTTTGTGGTGAGGCGTCTACGGTTGGCATTATAACCCAATTGAACAACCGTCTAAAAGGAGACCTTTCTTGGTAATCTATCATCCAGAAATCTCTTATGTCACAAACGAAATCTGGCTGAAAATCCAAAAGAACGTTTTCAAATCTCCATTCTCCAAACTGATTGGTTGGAACTGAAGCGTATTCTTGGTTGCCTGCTAAATCACTATCATGAGGCTGGTTGGGGTAGAATTTCCACAGAATGTCATTATTGCGAGGGTCGCCATCTTTTCCATAGCTAGCAAATTCAGCAATTTCATATTTTCCAGAAGCATGTAGCCTGCTTAAAACCTCTCTGGCGTATGTTGCATAGCCAGTGTTTAAGTAGGTAGCCTCTGAGCAGAATAGAACTCTCTTTTTTCTCATTTGTTATGTTCTTCAAGCTTATTAATTATATCTGTAATTTTATTCTTTAAGGCGTTTCTAGTGCAAGACAGTATCTCGCATATCTCAGAGTTAGTGTAGTTTTCCATCTTCTTGGTTATTATGAACAATTCCTGCTCATTCAGTTTAGTCAGATAGCTTGCAATATTATCTTTGTCAAGATAGTGTCTGCCATTTAATGAGCTATTAAGTGCTTTTGTATCAAACACAACCTTGTTCTTTTTACTATGTTTTTTTACAAAGCTGGATATTGCATTTTTTATACACACCGTTGCGTACACTGGAAACTTAGACTTTTTAGGATCATGTTTTCTTATAGATTTTAATAACCCTACTAAGCCAACCTGAATACAATCTTCTAGTGTATAGTGTTTTGACGTGTCTTTAAAAAATAAAAGAGCTTGAGAAACTACCAGCCCGTAATTATTACGGATCAGTTGTTCTTCAAGCTCTTCTTGATTTTTTTGAGTTACTCTGTCTAATTCATCACTCATCTTCTTGTTGAGAATTTTCTCTATCTGACGGGGGTGGGTTGAAGAGCTTGAATTCTTTAACCCTAAAACGAGTCGAAAACTTCTGTTTGCCTTCCTTGTCTGTCCATTGATTATTCCTTGCGGAGGTTACAACATCTACAATATCTCCCTGCTTGCAATACCTATTGATGGTAGAGGCTCCGCTATCCCAAGCTTCAAAATCAAAGTAATTTGTTGTCTTCTTCTTTTCGCCACCTTTTTCTTTGCGATACTCTGTTATTGCAAGGGTAAAGGTAACAAGCTCGGTATTTTCTAGTTTTATGAGTTTCGGGTCTCTTACAAGCCTGCCGATAAAACGACAGTAGTTGGAAATTGAGCTGGCAGACATCCGTGATCCTTCAGTGCAGGGTGTTGTAAAGTTCCTACATCTAATATACATAAAGAGTCAATGTTTTGCAATCAAATCTCAACAACTTTATCGACTACAAAACCGTCCCTATTCTTAGAGGCATTACAAAATAATAGGACATTATTTCCCTCATATAGTATATTTTTATATTCTTTCCATGATTCGCTAAATATTGCCACGTTATCAAGCTCTCCGGTGTTATCTTCTACTGAGAGAAAGGCCATTTCTTGGCCGGGGTTTTTACCGCCTTTTGTTGTCCATTTTCTTATGGCGTTGAGGGTTACAGCTATTTTCATCTTCCCTTTCTTGCCTTCTAGACAATCTCTACAGGTGGTGTCAGACATGCTGATGTCACTAGATTCTATCTTTGAGTATGTTACCGCCACCCCAAGATAGTTTTCTTCTGTACCTATTACCCACCGAGGGTCGTCTTCAAGAGAGGACGGTGGGTTTTCCAAATGCAGAACCAAGTCAAGTATAACCTCTGTTCTTTTGCTGTTATGAGCCGCTCCCCCTTCCTTCTTTACAGGAGACGCTGCTTTTAGGAGGTCAAGAATGTTGTCATGGTTCTTATAGTTTTCTTTGATCCAGACAACCTCTTTCGACGTTAGTTTTTGCCATGTATCAAAGTCGTCTAGCATTTTCAGCCTAGACAGTTTTGTGTGCGAAAACATACCCGTGGATATCATGGCTATCGCCAAAGGGGAGTACAGTAGATCTCCTATTGAAACCAGCGTCTCGTACCAAGACATCTCGTGAATTTTTTTGCCGATTAAATTTTCGGCTTCTGGCAAAATATCTTTGAATTTATCTATCTGTTTCTTGCCGATAGTCTTCAGATCAGAAAGTCCGAAGTGAATTTTCTCATCTATTATACTGGTCGTCTCATTAAGGCTTTTTAATGAAGGAGGGTGTATTGAAACACCGACAGACTTTGCGTCACGTACAAGCTCTCTTATTTCTTCTTGAGGGTCTGGCTTACCATGTGCGTAATATAGGTAGTTACAGTAAAACTCCAATGGATGATGAGACTTAGCGTAAGCGCTCCAATAACCACAAATAGCGTAGCTAACAGCATGGGACTTATTAAAAGCGTAACGAGAGGACTTCTCGATCCATGAGAATATCTCTTCTGCTGCTTCTTTAGAAACAATGGCCGCATCTATGGCACCTTGTACAAACCTCTTTTTAATCTTGGCCATCAAATCGGCTTTTTTCTTACCGATAGCCTTCCTTAAGTCATCAGCTTGCTGGAGATTGAATCCAGCTATCTTTTGGGCTATCTCCATAGACTGTTCTTGATAAACCAAAACCCCTTGTGTATTTTTAAGTATTGGCTCAAGAGAGTCGTGAATATAGACTATTTCTTCTGACCCGTTTTTTCGGTCTACGTAATGCTGCGTCATAGACTTTCCGTCTACAATCGCCTTAAGACATCCGGGTCTAATAATAGAAACAAGAGCGGCCAAGTCTTCTATGTTTCTTGGTTTGACTCTTTTTGACCAAGCTCTACCCAAACTACTTTCTAGCTGGAAAACCCCCTTGGTTTTTCCGTCACAGATTAAGTCCCAAGCATCTTGGTTGTTGAAGTCTATTTCAATAGGATCAAAGGTGGATGTTTCCATCTGCGAACGCCTTTTCAAATTTTACCTTGGGAGCTATACGACGATGCAGTTTCATAAACGCAATCATTAGATTTGCCGTGTCTTTAACATCTTGCATGGCATCGTGAGCGTTCTCTTTGCTCATACCCAACAGGTCTCTCATTGAATCCATGCTTAAGGATTTAATGTCTGGGTTGTTTTCCATCCACATCCAAACGGTATCCAGCATGTCAATCTTGTGGATTTTATTAAACAGAGTCTGCTTTCCGGTCTTTTTGTCAACAGGGCCATGCTGCTCGCACAACCTCTGAACGATGGGAAGATCAAACCCTATAATGTTATAACCAGCAGGTATAGGGGCAAAGTAAGGTGTCTTTTTCCAATTGTATTTGTTTACAAAGTTAGCAAACTTTTTCCATACCGTTTTGGCAGAGGGGGCTTTGGCCAGTTCTTCTCTTGTCTTGCCGTTGACAGCAAGTGCCTCGTCTTCTATTGGATCAACCCCCATCTCTATAGCCTTTTCATCATCCAGTTCTGGACGTATTAAGCTTTCAAAATAGCCTCCGGGTTGGATCGTTAGCTTTCTACCGTGTATAGCAACGGCAGCAATCTGCACTGGCTGTGTTTTGTGAGGGTTTCTTGACCCAGTTTCAAAGTCGAAAACAATTATGTCTTTATAGTTCATCTCAATCTCTTTTTAATTTCAAAAAATTTGTCTATGGCCTTGTCCATGTCATCATACAATTCGCTGAACTTATTTTTAAAATGTTCGCAATGTACTTGATACATAGTCTTTGATAATGTTTGTCTTCTTATTGCAGAAATAGACAGTGACTTATAATCCTCATGACCGCCTCTTTCTAACTTACCTATTATTTTTTCTCTATGAGTTGACATTGTTTGATTCCAGTTCTTCCTTGACTCCCATAATTTTATCCAAAAGCGAAACTCCCAATATATCAAACTTGACATGGCCCATGGACTCTAAGTCATTCATTTCCATGCCAGCTATTTTTTCCGTTCCTTTTTTATCTCTCACCATGGGGCAAACTTCATCTAGACTGTGAGAAGATATAACAACTCCAGCCGCGTGTTTTCCTTGAGACTTAAATGTGCCTTCTATTCTCATCGCCTGCTCAAACAATTTAGAGTAGTCTCCCTCAAGACTTCCATCGTCGTTTAGTCTGCAATAATCTCTCAGCACTTCCGGTTGGTTTATTAACGTCCATTTAATTACGGAAGATTCGTCCATATCCGCTAGCTGGTCTGAGATCTCATGCTCATGAGGCAGGCTTTTTGTAATCTTATTCATCTCGTCATAGCTACATGCCTCGTTCATTCTCAAGACTTCTTTCAAAGCACTTCTTCCCTGAAGTCGTCCAAATGTAACCATTTGGCCCACTTTGTCGGTTCCGTACTTTTCTCTGATGTAGCCGATGACAGAATCTCTTTTTGAGGCTGGTACGTCGATATCAATATCCGGCAAGGAAACATGCCCTCCGGTGTTACGACCAGCATTATAGAACCTCTCGAAGATTAGTCCGTACTGAATTGGATCTACCTGAGTAATACCTACCAGATACGAAACCAAACATCCTGCCGCAGAGCCTCTTCCCGGCCCCGGAAGCCATTTCTGATCCTTAACGCTATTAACTATGTCTCGCACGATAAGAAAATAGCCTGACAGATTAGCTCCGCTAATAACTTCAAGCTCCTTCTTGATCCTGTCTGCATAAATTTGCTTGTCCGTTTCTGTGGCAATTTTGTTAGAACCAACCAGTTTTGATTCCCAGCCATTCCGACACAATTGTCTTAGATGATCCTCTTCAGTGCTGGATTCTGGACAGGAAAACTTGGGTAGCATAGGAGGCCCAAGAATATTATACTCCTCACACATGTCTGCAATCTGTTCCGTTGCTTCTATCTCATGTGGACGGTGTATTGCGGCTATTTCTTCAGGTGTAGGAATATGGAAGTTATTGGACTTAAGAAACCCGCTAAAGCCAACATCTTCATTATTAGCGACCTTCTTCTTGATCTGTCGTAACGGCGTCCTCATGGCAGAACACAATAGGATCATATGATCTACCGCATCCTGTTTCTCTGGATAGTGAGAGTCTGCCGTGGCTACTGATTGAAAACCGTATTTTTTGGCTATATATCTCAACCCCTGAGCTACCAGTCTGGCGGCTGGGGAGTTCTCTTCATCTATACATTGGATTTCGATAAAGAAATTTTCTTTGCCAAAGATATCCCTGTAGCGGTTTGCTAGAGCTAAAGCTTTTTGATCCCAATTAGAATCTATATGCTCTTTTACTTCTTCTTCTGTAGAAGCCCTGTATGCAGCTTTTGGGTCAGTGAAAATAACATTCGCTAAATCGCTCCCAAGATGTCCGCTAAACGTAACCAGATTACCATCGGCATACTCCGAAAGAATATCGAGATCAAGCCGAGGCTTAAAATAGAACAGATCCTCATCATTACTTCTGGAGGTCGCTTCAATCAACCTCTTCCACCCCTCCTTATTTTTAGCCAAAACTACTAGATGACTTAGAGACCTATTACTCGAATCTCTAATAGTGGCGTCCTGCTGACTTAGATAAAACTCACAACCCAAAATAGGTTTAACGGATTTATCTTGGCAGGCTTTAGTGAAGGATACAGCACCGGAGATCGTCCCATGGTCTGTGATGGCACACGCTTTGTAGCCAAGCTCTGCACAGCGAGAGGCGACCTGAGAGGGCTTTGAGAGGCCGTCTAGGAGGCTGTAATGCGTATGCAGATGTAGAGGGTTCCAACTCATTTTTTGTCTGTATCCGTATCCGCTAACCTTCCACCGCCGTCACCATAGGCGGCTAGTTTACTGACATCACCATGTTCAGCAACAACTTTGGCCACGCCCTTTTTTCGTACTTCGTCACGCATATATTGACAAAGGCTTTTCTTAGCTCCGGGCTTGTACGGTTCGCTAAATTTACAAAGTTTTTGACACTTCCAATGAGAATTACCATCAGAGAGTAGTTTTGGTCGTTCGCATTTTTTTATTTGTAGGAACTTCTTCTTTAATATCTGTTCCGCTTTTTCATAATCGTCGTCATCAAAACACATGGAAAATAAACCACCGGAGTTGATATAGAATATACTCACAGAAAATTCTGCGTCTGGATACATATTCCTTAAGGCATAATAATAAAGAAGGAGTTGCGTATCTTTCTGGAGAGACTCTAGCGTCTTCTCCTCTCCCGTAGCCCAATTGATTCTTTTTCCAGTCTTGTAATCAAGTATCTCAAAGTAGGATTCGTCATGCTGGATGATTACATCGACCGTACCTTTTATTGATAGATAGCCCTCTATCTTTTCTTTTCCAACCCTGTAAGAGTATTTTGCCCAAGGTTTTTTAATTTCAATATCAAAGAACTTTTCAGTGGCAAATATGTTTTGGTTTCTTGGGTCACAGAAGCCGTCTTGATATGCAACCGCCTTCTCTGTCCATTTAGTACATGTTTTTAGATCTGCTTTGGTTAGTGTTACTTCTGGGAAGTGTTTTTGATAATAATCAAACGCCTTCTCTGTGATCTTTGGCAGATTATTGCAGTCTTGAACTTTGAACCTTCCGAGTTCATCATCGGTAAAGCTTTTGTTACCACGAAGCGTACAGAGCTTCTGATCACCAAGAAGCTGTAAAGCCTTATGGACAATAGTTCCCATCAAAGCTTTTTTATTAGTTTTATCCTTCAGGCCAAGATTGTACTGAAGGAAATATTTCTGTTCGCAGAATTCTAGCGTTCCTAGACTACTGCTTCTGTGGTAGCAAACTATCATCTAATGGATCTAACTCTGTTGTGATTAGGTTATACATATCTGCATGTGCAATAAAGCCATTGTTTCCTTCTGGCTCACCCTTTTTGATAAATCTAGCTTCTTCAAAATAACTATCCCTGTCTTTTTGTCCAATGATCCACGCTCTTTTAGGTTCCCTACCGTCAAACTGGATACTGACAAAAATATATAAATCTAATCCCTTCTTATCAGCTTGATGTCTGCTGGAAGCAGCAACAGAAACATCATAAAAAGGCTTAGGCTCAACTGTTCGTCTTTTAGTTTTAACCTCAATCCTTCTGTCGGATTTTGATAGATCATGACCGTACTTAGCATCACCTTCATCGTTACTGATGATGTCGGCGTCAATGTAAGCGGCGACCGCCTCTTCTCCCAAGTAGCCAGCAAAGTTGCCCTTACCCTTGAGTATAGAGTTGTTGATTTGACCAAGAGCTTTTGCTTTGGCCTTGGCGGATTTTACCATCTCTTTAGTAAAGGGAATCTCTACTATGAGTCCTTCTTTTTTAACCATCCCCATTCTCTCAATACTTCCATTACCTTAATATTTGTTTCGTTTATGTCAAAGTTTTGATTGTCAATTACCACATCAAAGTTTTCGTAGCTATCTAATGCGGTTTCGCTGGGATGCGCGTCTTCATGAGGTTTTCTTGTTAGCCGTATAACTTTACCGCCAGCCTTTTGAATTGCCTCAACCTCGTTTTCAAACCGCACGTCTGGAACGATGGCAAGCTGTGTTCCGCTTGCGATGATTTGTTTCATGCACAGGTCTACCCATACCTGATCTTTTATCTTTCTACAGATGTTAGTACCAAAATACTGTAAGAATTCTCTGGCCGACATAAAACCTTTTGCTTTTTCTTCGAGTCCCGGCATCCTTTTCCACTTAATATTGGTGGGACTGTTCTTGTCTTCGTCTGTTCCAAAGCACTGTTCTTCAGTTAGGTCAAATAATTGCATCGCAATGATTTTTAATGGGTCAGCGAAACTGAACGATCTCACATAAGGCCATATCATTGCGGAAGCAAATTCTGTAAATGCGGAGTCTCGTCTCTCAAGATCTATTTCGCCAACACCCTGAACTTCTTCTCCATCGTCGTTTATCTCAACAGCGTTAACAATTACACGACCCTGTTCGTTCATCATGAACGTTTCTATAACATCATGATACCGCATTTGGTATCCATGAATAAAGTTGGAGGTGGTCGTTTTGCCACTTTGTTTTACACCAGACAAACCGAGGATATGTTGTTCCATTATGAAAATCCCTTTAGCTGTGGTTTTATTTCCGTTTCTATCTGTTCAACCGTCATATCGCCAACATCTTTGTGACTGTATTCCGGTTCAATGATATTGAATATTCTTGAGCATTTGTCTTTGATTGAATTCCTAGCCTTTTTTCCGGCTTCATCATTGTCTGTTAATATTACTAAGTTAAAAGCACCGGAAGTTTCTAGCGTCCTACATTGAGAGTCACTTAAGCTAGAACCAAATATACCAACAGAGTTTTCCAAGCCAGCTTCATGAAGTCTCCAAACGTCTCCTTGGCCTTCCACCAAAATTACTGTTTTTGTTTCTCTGATTTTTTCCTTGGCAAGCCAGTAACCATAAAGGTAGGAACCAGTATGAAAATGTTTAGAGTTAATCCACTTCCTACCATTATAGTCCTCGTTTTGCACCCTTCCGACGCATCCAACCATGTAGGAAAAGTCGTCATCATAAACAGGTGCCACTACCCTATTATACATTGGCTTGTTCCTGTCTAGACACACTCCCACATCAAATTTGTCTAGAATATTCTGATCGAACCCACGGTTAATATAGTAAGAAGCTGGTCTGGTCAAGGACTTCCTGACATCTTCCCGTGAGATATTTGTACTACTCTTCTTGGATTTTCTTTCTACGGCTTTTGTAAATTTATCGAAGACGCTGTATTTTTCGTCTTTTGAAGCCTCTTTGAGATCTTCGGCAGATGTCTCAACAAACTTGACGGCAAATTTTATAACCTGCGGAAATTTTGATTTGTTTTTATATTTCTCGGACGACTGCATCAACGCTTGAACCAAACCAAGCATATCATGAGAATGTGACTTTTCACACCCTCTTGTCCAGCATCTCCACAGTCCATACATCTCATCATCGGGGTCAGTGCAAATGGAAAACGCCGAAGGGTTATCCGCTCCTTCATGTATGGGGCAAGTCATTGATATGTATGATTCGTAATCAGCATAGGCTATGTCAAAATATTCTACCAGATCCCTAGCCTTGTCTGCAAGTTTTTGATTTAAAACTATTTTCTCTTGACGAGATAGCGCTTTATTAAAACGGCTTTTCTTCGTCACTGATTTGGTGGTCAAAACCATCTTTACCTTTTCTATTCTTTAACAGCAGTTCATTCTTTGTTTCGTTTTCTACTACTTTTCCGATTTCACCCTGCATGGAAATATTGATGTAATCATAACTATCTGACAACCCTCCCCCATGTCTGGCAACAATAGGTACAAGTTTTCTATTACCGCTTTTTCCTTGATCTTCTGCTATCTCTTCGTCAGACTTACTTTTAAAGATGCTAAAGCTACTACACAGCCAGATCAATCTGTCTGATCCACTTACTACCTCGGTTGATTCTTTTGTAACCCCGTCTCGGTTAAGCTGGACAAAAGCAAGGCACGGAACGTCGTACTGAACGGTGAAGTTGTGTAGCTGAGTAATTTGAAAACCCAGAACCTGAAACTCAGCAAGATTGTCATTTATCTGACCTGAGTTCATCAGCTTCAGATAGTCATATATCAACATGCAGTCCTTGGTTCTTCCGTTCTCATCAAAGCCTACATTCTTTATGATCCATCTTCTTATTATGGATAATGTTTCCTCAAAAGCTTTACCGGCAATACTTATATAATCAAAAGGTATATCTTTGAGTTTTTCAGAAGCCTGATGTACCCTTTCTTTTCCGCCAGATATATTTGCAAAGTTTCCGGTAGAGATATCATTTATCTCGATTCCACTAAAGTTGGCAAGAAGTCTATTCCAATGATCCTCTTTGGACATTTCTGTGTCCAGCATTAATACTGGCACGCCTAAGTTTCCAGCGATATGCATGGCAAAGTTATCTGCCAGCATACTCTTACCAGTTTTT